GCCCTCGCCACCGCCCGCTGATCACGCCACCCCACACCGCCCATGATCGAAACCACGAACAAACTCCGCAAGCTGGAACAGCAGCAGAAAAAGCAGGGCGAAGTGTTCGCCGGGCAGTCCTACGACAACGAAGCCCAGGCCGACGACTTTGTGTGTGACGTGCTGCGCCTCATGCGCCAGCTGCTGCCCAAGATCACCGACGAACTGGCCGCCCAGGCCGATGCCGCGCTGCGCGAGCGCTGGGGTGGCGACCGGCCCTACATCGCCCGGCGATCCGGCGAAGGCCGCAGCGACCGAAACGACCGCATCCGCCGCGACTACCTGGCCGGCGAGCGCTTCGAGCTGCTGGAGCGCCGATACGGCCTGAGCCAGCGCCAGTTGATCCGCGTCGTCAAGCTCGGGTGACACCGCTTGCCTTACCCGTGTCACCCGCTGCGCCCTAGAGTCCCCCAAACCACAGGCCCTATTGCGCCCAAAAACCACCGCACCGCATGGAAATCCCCACCACCGAGCCCAGCCGCCTGAACGCTGGCGACACCATCAGCTGGCTCAAGTCGCTGCCCGAGTTCGCGGCCACCGAAGGCTGGGCGCTGGTTTACACCCTGCTGAACGCAGCGGGCAAGATCACCATCGGCAGCACCGCGCAGGGTGCCGACCACCTGGTGGGCACCACCGCTGCGCTGTCTGCCGCCTGGCCAGCCGGTGAATACGCCTACAGCGCGCGGGTGAGCCGCACAGTCGCCCTTGTGCTGCAAGCCCACACCGTGGGCTTTGGCCGCTTCACCGTGGCGCCTGCATTCGGCGCGGCCGCCACGCTCGACACCCGCAGCAGCGCGCGCCAGGCGCTTGAGGCTGTCACCGCCTACCTGGCCAACCCCGCCAATCTGGCTGCTGCCAGCTACACCATCGCCGGGCGCAGCCTGAGCCGGCACACCCGGGACGAGCTCATTGCCGAGCGCAGCCACTGGCAAGCCGAAGTTTCCCGCGAAGACGCCGCCTCCCGCCTCGCCCAAGGCCTGCCCGACAAACGCCGCGTTTACGTGCGCTTTGGCCCCTGACCCACACACCCATGGCCACACACCAGCGCAGCCTACTCAACCGCCTCAGCCTGGGTCTGCTCGGGCGCAGCGACCCCCCGCGCCAGCAGCTGCGCCGCTTTGAGGCCGCCCGCATCGACCGCCTGAGCGGCGGCTGGTTTTCAACCGGCGAAAGCATCAACCAAGAGCTGCGCGGCGACCTTGACCTGCTGCGCCAGCGCGGGCGCAACCTCATCAACAACAACGACTACGCCCGCAAGTTTCGCGGCATGGTCGAAAACAACATCATCGGCCCCGGCGGCATCCGCTACCAGGCCCGCGTGGCAGACGGCCCCGGCCGGCCAGACCGCGCAGCCAACGCCGCCATCGAGAGCGCGCGCAACGAATGGCAGCGCGTGTGCGACGTGTCCGGCCGCTTGCACTTTCGAGACTTCTGCGCCCAGTTGGTCGGCGGCCTGCCCAGCGATGGCGAGTTTCTGGTGCGCCTGGTGCGCGGCACGCCCGCTGGCAACCGCTTCAATTTCGCCCTGCAGGCGATCGACGTTGACCGCATCGACACCACCTACAGCGGCAAGGCAGGCGCCAACATCGTCACCATGGGCGTGGAGGTTAACGATTTCCTGCGCCCCGTGGCCATGCACATCTTCACCGGCCACCCCAGCGACGGCATCCGTACCAACCGCACCCGCGAGCGCGTGCCCATGAGCGAGCTGATTCACGGCTTTCGCAGTGACCGCCCCGGCCAAACGCGCGGCATCCCCTGGATGGCCCCGGGCATGATGACGCTGCACCACCTCGGCGGCTTCATGAGCAGCGCCGTGCTTGCCGCCGAACACGGCGCCAACCACTACGGCTTTTTCACCTCGGCCGACGGTGGCCCGCCCGTGGGTGGCGAGAACGAGCATGGCGAAACCATCACCACCAGCCAGCCCGGCGTGTACGACACCCTGCCCACCGGCGTCACCTTCCAAGCCCACGAAAGCAAATACCCCGATCAGACCTTCGGCCCGTTTGTGAAGACCGCGCTGCAGCGCGTGGCCACCGGCTGGCGCGTGGCTTATGTGAGCCTGGCCAACGATCTGGAGGGCGTGAGCTACTCCAGCATTCGCAGCGGCGTTTTGGAAGAGCGAGACCGCTGGATGGACGACCAAGAATGGTTCATCGAATCGTTCCTGCGCCGGGTTGACGACGAATGGCTGCGCCTGGCGCTGGCCAGCGGCGCTGTCACCATGGCCAACGGCAACGCCCTGCCCACCAAGCTCGACAAGTTCAAGGCCCGCGAATACCAGCCGCGCCGCTGGGAGTGGGTGGACCCCAAGGGCGACATCGAAGCCAAGGTGCTCATGGTCAAAGCAGGCCTCATGGCCCCGCAAGACTTGGCCGCCGCCATGGGCTACGACTTCGACGACACCCTGACGGCCATCAAGGCCGCGCAAGACCTCGCCGCGCAGCTTGGTGTGAGCCTGCCCGCGTATGACGCGATGCCGGGCGCGAATGCGGCGCCTGCGGTGTCTGTGCCTGCTGCCGTGTGAAGTCCATTGCCGGAACCCTCGCCGCCCCGTTCCCCTGGTTTGGTGGCAAGTCCAACGCTTGCGAGCCGGTTTGGGCTGCATTCGGTGTGGTGGAAAACTATGTTGAGCCCTTCGCCGGATCTGCCGCCATGCTGCTCGGCGCGCCCGATGGCAAGCGGGTGGAGACCATCAACGACTTTGACGGCTTCGTGGCGAACTTCTGGCGCGCGATCGCAGCCGACCCCGATGCCGTGGCGCACCATGCCGACTGGCCTTGCAACGAAGTTGATCTGTTCGCCCGCCATTCGTGGCTGGTGCGTCGGCGCGACAGCCTGACCACACAGCTGCACGCCGACCCCGCTTGGTTCGACGCCAAGATTGCCGGGTGGTGGTGCTGGGGTTCGTGCAACTGGATCGGTTCGGGCTGGTGCAGCGGCACCGGCCCTTGGGTGCACGATGGCGAGACATTGGTGAATAACCGCCAACTCCCGCACCTGGGCGACGCCGGGAAGGGAATCAACCGCCAACTCCCGCACCTGGGCGACGCCGGGAATGGAATCAACCGCCAACTCCCGCACCTGGGCAACGCCGGGAGGGGAATCAACCGCAGCACGCAGCAGCCGCGCCGCGCTTACATCGAGGAATGGTTCGGCCTGTTGCACCAGCGCCTGCGCGATGTGCGCGTGGCCTGCGGCGATTGGGCGCGCGTGTGCAAAGACAGCGTGACCACCCGCCACGGCCTGACCGCTGTTTTCCTCGACCCGCCCTATGCCAAGGGCGCCATGGACTACAGCGCGGGCGGCATGGGCCTGGGCATTGCCGAGGCGGTGCGCGCCTGGTGTGTGGACAACGGCGCCGACAAAAAGCTGCGCATCGTGCTGTGCGGCCACGCTGGCGAACACGACGCGCTGCTGGCCCACGGCTGGCACACCCGCGACTGGACCGCGCGCAAGGGCTACGCCCTGACCGAAGAGGCGGTGGGCAACTCAGCCAGCGAAACAATCTGGTGCAGCCCGGCTTGTGTGCCGGTTGAAAAGGTGCGCGGCTTGTTTGACGAACTGGAAGCGGCCTGAGCTTTTGAGGTTTTGCGCGCCAGCTTGGCGGCGGCTGCTTTGATCGCCAGGCCAGCGATCTGCTTACGCGCGGTCTTGCGAACAGCGTCATGGTGGTCAACGTGCGCCATGATTCCGCGCACCTCTTTGATGCCTAGTGCTGCTTGATCGGCTTTGTGCTTGGCTTGTCGTTGGGCGTTGGTTGCTGCGGTCATGCTGGGTTACGGTAAACGGCCCGTATTACTTTTAGGCTCAGCTTCAGGTCCATCAAGCGCCCAAGCGAAAAAGGAACTGTTGAACTTGTCTTATAGGCTTGGCGAACAGCCGCCCTGTCACGGCGGTCCTGCATCCCCTGCCAGTCAGGCGCCTGCGGCAGCATAAGCGACTGCTTCAGCTTGCGTAGCGAAAACCCGCAAGACTTCGCCGTCTTTGTCCAGTACGCGAAAAATGGTTTCTGTCTTGCCAAGCAGTTTGATTTTCATTTTGGTGATGGTGGTCATGTTGCTCTCCGGTAGGTTGGTTGGTGTGTACGTAGTATATCAACGTTACCGCTCTAACGCCAGCAGATAAGCAGACCAGCCGATGAACGGTAGGCGCGCCGCTCACCAGCGCCCGGCAGGTGACACCGCTTGCCTTACGAATGTCACCGCGCCCCGCTTGAAATAGCGGCCATGAGCAACCCCCTGCCGATCCCCGAAGCGCTGGCCCGCCGCCTTGACCAAGGCCGCGCCGAGCGCGCGCTGTTCGTCGAGCGCGCAGCCATCGACGAGGCCGCCCGCACCGCCACCCTGGCGTTCGCCAGCGAGATGCCCTACGAGCGGCATTGGGGCATTGAAATTTTGGACACCACCGCCGCCAGCATGCGCCATGGCCGGCTGCGCAGCGGTGCCAACCTACTTTGCGACCACGACTCAAAAGACGTTGTGGGCGTTGTCGAATCTGTCGAGATCGGTGCGGACCGTGTAGCCCGCGCCGTGGTGCGCTTTGGGAAAAGCGCCCGGGCAGAAGAGGTCTGGCAAGACGTTGTGGGCGGCATC